CTCATGTTTTCTCCAAGTTATCGGTAGTTAAGTTTTGCGTATGCCAATTCTGCAATCTGGCGTTTACGCTTTTCCGCAGATTTGCGGTCAATCTCAATCGGCTTGTGTTGCATTGGGACATCATTGCCAATTTCAATCATTCGGTGCTGTTTCAAGTGTTCTCTGTGGTGGCTACGGCTTTTAATCCATGAGCCATCAACTTGGCTGATATAGCCTTCAATGTCAGACATAACCATAGCCGATTCACGCCTTGTCATTTCTTGCTTTTGTTTCCATGCTTCTTCAGCTTCAGGAGTGCCTAGGGTAAACCCCCAGAACTCAAGGTAATAATCTTTATCAGATTGTTTAGCTTTTACATGGTTTCCTTCAGACCATCCGCAGTTTGGACAAATCATAACGCCTCCAATAGTTGTGGTAGTTTGTGCCAGTCACCCTGGCGTAAGGGGACAACGGAATCATACCAACTGGCATTTTTCCATCGCCAACAGATATAGGCATCTTCAGGTAACAAAACAAAAGTCTTGACACCTAAAGCACCAGCTAAATGCGCTGTAGCCGTATCAGGCGCTATAACAGCTTTTAATGACTTCATGTGACACGCAGTCTTATAGAAGTTTTGTTTCCAGCCATCGCTAGGCAAAGGCATGAATATATCGTCAATCTCAGGGTTTAATGAGTAGCAATCATCACCTACTAATTGGCGCAATTCCTTGATGGGCGTGGATTTAATGTAATGAAGTGGGCCTTTAGATGCCATCCAGTTCACTCCAACTTTGCGTTCTATCGGGCTAAATCCAGCATCTAAATAGCCTTCTGAGCCAACAATCTTATCCTTAGTGATTGGGAATGATTGGCGCACATAGCTTGGCGAGTGCATTGCAAAAAATGGCAATGACATCGAGCCAACCCAATAATCCGCTTCTAGGGGTTTACCCTCTGTTCGTGTGCTAGAAATGTAATCAACGCAATCCATCTGTCCAATCAACTGCATCATGGATTCGTGAACCATTACGCTGACTGTTCTAGCGCCCCATGCTTTGAGCATAGGCAAGAATCGAGCCATTTGGATAATGTCTCCAAAGCCTTGCTCCATCTGAACGGTGATGTGCTTGTCATAAAGCCTTTCGCCATTCCATTTGGGGGCTTTAATCCATTTATCCCATTTCTCGCCTGTGGCTTGCATGGTTTGAGGATGCCATCTAAATTCGTAGAGTCTGAACCCTGGAAGATAGTGACCTAAATGGAGTAAATCTAAACCTTTTTTGTATTGTGAGTGTGCTGTCATAAAAGCATTAATAGAGCTTCTTCGTCATCCTGTTCGGCTTTGAATTTAGCTTCTAAGATTGCAATAGCAGTAATGGTTTCTGCTAATACTTTCTTGTGGGCTATCGCTTGTTGTAATTCCTTTTCTTGTCTTTCAAGATTGGCGATAACCGCTTCTATGCGTGTGACTTCGACTGACGGTGTATCAATCCTAATCTCTTGTTTTGATTGTAGTTTATTTTTTTGTTGCTTGCTTACAACAGGCTGTGGGTCAATCAAATCCCTAAATTTATTTTTGCGTGATGCGCCATCAGCTTTGCGAGCCTCGATGAGCTTTTGTTCGGCAGCTAGGCGTTTGCGCTCTAATGCTCTAAGTCTTTCGTAATCACGCTTGCTAATACCACCGTCATGGGTATCTTTGGTATTAGTGCCAGGTATTACATTACCTTCAAAATCTGCGGTATCTGTGCCATCCGTAGTGTAAATATTGCCTGATTCAAGCGCTTGGGCAGTAAATGTCGCTGTATCTGTGCCGTCTGTAGTGTTGATATAGGCTGTTACAAGGTTTTGTGCCGTAAATGTTGCCGTATCTGTGCCATCTGTTGCCGAAATAGCACCAGTAACCGCTACAGAACCAGTCAGAGTGGCTGAATCGTTGCTATCGGTGGTGTAGATATAACCAGAAACGAGTTCTTGGGCGTAAATCGTGCAAGTATCAGTACCATCGGTAGTCGATATATTGCCTGTAACAAGTACCTGACCTGTTAAGGTCGCAGAATCATTATTATCTGTGGCTGAAATAGACCCAGTTATTATCGGAAGGCTAATGTCCGATATTGGCTGGTTCGATATTGGCTTAAAGCCTAACATTTTAGAGGATTACCCAACGACTCCCAGAAGGGACTGTTACAGTTTGACCACTTGCAACTGTTACTGGGCCAACACTTAACGCATTATCAGCGCTTGGAATGGAATAACTTGCAACAATAGACTTAGCATTGGCAAAAATACCATTAGATGCTTGCATTACTGGAGATGAATGTGTTGTCCCATCAAAGGTAAAGTTTGATGCTTGATTTAGCGTTGTTGAGCCTTGACCAAAAGGCACATAATTTGTAGTAAATGTTACTGCTGGCGCTTTACTGTTAAATGTATTCCAATCAGTAGAGCTTAAATAACCGTTTGTGCTAGTAGAGGCTTGGCTGATGCTAATTGCTGGTGTTGCACCACCGCTTGAGCTAATTGGGCTAGTGCCTGTGACTGAGGTTACTGTGCCAGAGCCTTTGTTATTAAAGGTGTTCCAATCGGTGCTAGATAAGTAACCGTTAGTTGTGGAACTGGCTTGAGAAATGACCAAATGACTGCCACTTGTACCCGAACCCGATAATGGGGCATCTGCCGTTACCGCAGTTAAATATGACCCTGCTGGCTGTTTGTTGTTAAAAGTGTTCCAGTCTGTGCTGGTCAAATAACCATTAGTCGTGCTATTTGCGGCAGCCATGCTAATCGTAGGAGTAGAGCCACCGCTAGATACGACTGGTGCTGTACCGCTAACGCTTGTGACTGTTCCTACGCTGACAGACCCACCTAAAGCAGTTACATTGCCGTTAATGGTAATTGAGCTATTAGTTAATGCGCCATTAGGAATAGAGCTAAAATTTGTGCCTAAAAAGCTAGGTGCTGCGCCAGATGCTACGGATTGATTAAGGGTATATGAACCGCTTAAAGTCAGGGTATTTGTTCCGTTGTTAATTCCTGTGCCACCGTAAGCGCCTGTGATGACATTGCCATTCCATGTGCCATTGGTATATGAGCCAGCCCAAGAAAGCGTATTGGTACTCCAGCTTGCATTGCTTGGTGCGACATTATGGTAATCCCATGAACCAGCAGCAATCGAATTGCTTAATAAAATAACTTCAATATATGCGCCCGACTGGGTGGTGCATACGGTTGTGCCAGAGTTATTTTTGACGACAATCGTGCCTGAAGATTGGTTGTTGTTGAATGTAAATAACGCACCATTAGGCAAAGTCGTTGCATCAGGTAACTGAATATTTTGACCGCCAGAGCCAGTAATTGTCCAATTTTGGACTGATGAAGCAGTTAATGTAATAGTCGTGCCACTTGCTGCTTGGCTTGTAAAACCTTCGAATAAGCAGTTAGTCGTTAGATTGCCATTAAGGTCAAAATATGCACCTTTGGCGGCTGGCATATCACCCCAAACCGACAACTGTGCGCCACTAAAATTGACCAATGAACCAGCGTTAGACGATGCCAATACAGTAGTTCTAGCCAATGTGGTCGTGCCACCTGTAACCGTAACCGTACCGATACCGACTTCCCAGTCAGCGTAACCGTTGGCGTAAATACCGTAATAGGTAGTATTGCCATTGCCAATCGCAGAGCCAAATGACTGATAGCCTGTTACAGCTCCAGCAAGGGTCAAAGTACCAGTACCGCTAGTTGTGCTTACTTCTTGAACTCTGTCTTTAATAATTAAAGCCATAATTAACCTTCGTATCTAACAGCTTTTTGTCTGTTTGCAGTAATACTTAATATTTGAAGATTATTTTCAACATGAAGTCCACATACATTTTTTCCCTGCAAAGGAATAATATGGTCTACTTCAAACTTAATATTTGCAAACTTTGAAATTGAATCAGCCTCTTTATATAAAGATAAAATAGCTTGTTTATTTGCCCAAGAAGGCGTTGCTTTTAGTAATAAAGCCCTTCTATTTGACCTATATGCACGCTTTTTATGGGCGTTTTCTTTTGCCCATTTTGTGCTTTGTTCCGTTTCTTTATCTTTGTTAAGCAAATAATATTTCTTACGATAAATGCTTTTACAAATTCTACAGGTAGTAGAAACACCATATTTGCCAGTAGGGTGCTTGGCAAAGTCTGACAAAGGCTTTTCAGCCTTGCATTTAAAGCAAGCTAATTTCATTATTGGTTAGCTCGGATAATCGTACCTGAGGAGATGCTGACTACCTGTGTTGCGTCAATAGAGGTGTTGTTCAGGTTCATATCGCATCCAGTCAATCCTACAGAACCATCCATGACTACGGTTGAGCCGTCAGACTTGGTGATGCGGAAGAATGATGCTGTGCCTGTGCCGACTGCTGTGCCGTTAGCTACAGTTCCCAAAGTGATAGTGCCGTTAGAGTCAGTACCAAAGCTACCAGATACGACCAACTGAACCAAAAGGGTTTGTCCGCTAATTGCGGTATTGGCATTAGCAGGTTGTGAGCCAGCGTAGATATTGATAATAGAGCCTGAGCCAGCATAGGTAATTAGACCTTGTTGTTGGGCATCTCTTGTGCCGTTGGAATACTTAAGATTTGATGCCATTAGATAACTCCTTGGATTTTACCGTCTGGGCCACGAACTACTTGCTTTGGCCGATTGTGATTTTGGTTAATTGTATCAACTAATGCGCTGATTTGACCTACCATTTCCTGATTTCCTTTAACAATAGCGTCTGCTAAAGGGGCTAATGGATGTTGCATTGAAGCTGCCATATCTTCTTCGTTTAAATAGGCTGTTTCACCGTTGTCGTCTGCCGCAGATATACGAGCAACTTCAATCTTTGCACCATTGTTGATGTGGGCAAGAAGAACCTGAGTATTGCGCTCCATGTTCATCTTCATCTGGGCTAACTTAGCCTCAAGCTCCAACTCTGCTTGGTTGCGCTGTGCTTCCAACTGGAATTTAAGCTGATTCTCTTGGGCTTGATACTCTTGTTTAGCCTTTTCCAACTCATTTTGGGTTTGCATTTTTTGCATTTCAAGCTGAGATTGCAACTGAAGCTCTTGTTGCTTGCCTTGTAAGCGCATCTGCTCGATTTGCATAGCTGGTGGCAATGGCTTGGGTTGTCCTTCGGCTTGCGCTGCTTGCTGACGGAATTTATCGGCTGTTTCGTCAATCAATCCCTCTAATCCTTTACCAGCTTTGAACGCTGTAGTAGCAAACTTGAGCATTTCCATCAGTAATGGGGTTAATTCTGGGCTTGCTTGGGCAGCAGGAATAGCTTGTTGCATGAATCCACCAATAGATGACAAGAATTCCATGCGGTCTTGCTTTTCTTGCATTTCATCTTGGTAAATCATCGAGTCTGTGGTGACTTCAATGCGGAAATTCTTGCTAACTTCATCTTTGAGCAGCGCCATTGCCTGTGGAATCAACTGCTTATCGTTTTCTGTCAGTTGCATTGCGCCAGAAATCTTGACAATCGTATCTTCGGTGAAGTGCTTGCAGATAATCTGGGATTTGATAGCCAATAATTCGGTAGCAAACTGTACTACTGCGTGTTGCATAGTTTTTAAGCGACCAGCAGCGTTGTTTGACTTGATGATTTGTGCGCCCAAAGTCTCATTTGGGTCGGTTTGACCACGCTGAATATCGGCAATACCCATCAATTCGTAGATTTGACCCTTAACTTGCTCCATCGCTTGATAGCAAGACATCAATGCTTGGGCAAATGGAGCAATATCAACGAGGTCTAATGCGCCTTTTAAGCCTTGTTTTTCAGCAAATGCCATCCAGTTCTTGACAGGAATCAAGACATTAGACTCATTGCCTTCAGAGAACAAGCGCTGTAGCTCAGATGCGCTGGCATCGTATAAACCACGAATCTTTAGCGCCCCAATCAAGCCATCAATACGGTCACATAGGTCGTCAAGTTCACGGGCTTGGTCTTGGTAGATGGTGAAATCAGGGATTGGCTCTAGGCTATCGGTAGTAATCGTAGCGTAAAGTGGTTTTGGGCAAGGCCAGAAGTTCTCAAGTTCCAATGGGTCATCACGCTCATCGAGGATTTTGCCGAGTGATTTGCTAATCCATAGGACTTTTCCTGTCTCAGCATCCCAAATTTCATAAATCATTGCTTGGTAGGCTTGGTCGTCATTCTTAGTGTATGACTTACCTGTCTGTTCTGGCTTGGTATCAAGAGGAATCTGATGACCGAGTTCTTCGCCAAAGCGCTCTACCAATGCGGTGCGGTTCATGTAAACCTTGCGCCATACTGCGGTAACTTCTTCCCATGTGCGAGCTACGGTATGACCGAAATCACGCCAATGGACATAATCTACTGGACAACATTCGTATTCAATTTCTTCTTCGACTTCGCCTGGCTCATCAAGCATATTCTCCTCAGGCATCTCGCCCTCAAGAGGCTTGCCTACATCACCTTCGCCATTAACATAGCTTGGGTCATAGGCTTGCTTGGTGTCAGTTACTTCGGTAATCTCAAAACCATCCTCGGGTAGCTTTTCTGCTTTTGCTCTGAAATGTGGCTCATAGCGAACCCATGCTGTGCCACGACCACCCAATAGACGGTCTGTAACGCAGTTCTTCATGGCGGCTAGATAGTCACCATAATGCTCAATTTCAAACTCTAAAGCTCTTTCCAGCATCATTGACGCTACACGACCAATAGGGTCGTTATCTCTGAATCTACGGCTTACATCAGGGCGTGGTAGGCGAGCAAAGATAGCAGGGCTAATCGTCTGGACATTTGACCAAAGGATATTAAAGCGAGCATTGGGGTTGGTTTTATTGCGGCTGTCGTCTTTGTATTTCTTCAGAATCTTATCGACTCTTGCTTCCCAAAGTTTAAATGACCTTTCATAGGCCATAATCTTGTCATACCAATCTGAGTAGGTATGTGATACTTCTGCTCGCAATTCGGACATATAAAGCCTTATGAGAAGTTTCCGACTACTACTGCGCTAACACCAGCGCCAGTTGTGATTTTCCATGCGCCATTTAACGATTGCGCTTCAACGGTTAATGAATAAACACCTAATGCTGCATTAGCAGGAATCAATGGAATTGATGTAGAGCCATCAATAATGGTTAAAGTGCTTGTTGAAGATGTGGTTACAGTAGCAATAACACGAACTAAAACATCACCTGCTGCACCCATATTGCCCATAACTTGAGCAGTAGTCGATGGTGCAACATATTCGTAGGTTGTTCCGTAAGGAAGTTGGATGCCAGACATTTAGATTCTCCTGTTGTTGGTGGTTGCTGGTTGCTTCCACATATCATTTAAAGTTACATCAGTTTCGCCCACAAATAACCCTTTAATTGGGTCATCTTTGGTCATGATTCTTTCTTCCTCTCGCCAAGCCACCGCAGCCATCCTAAATGCGTCTGCAGCATGGCTAGTCCAATCGTGCCGAGGCTTGTCTCTAAAAACCTTTCTATCATCGTCATACTCTCGCTGATACTGTCTGAGGCTTTCGATTCCATCATTACACCTTTCGCTGTCAAACCAAGACCGCATCAATAACATACGAGTTGCTTGGATTCCGTCTTGAAGTGACAAATTCGGCACTATTTTCATAGATTCTAACGGAATTTTAGCAGAAAGTTGCTCAATTATTGACTTTCCACCAGATGCTAGTGTTTTTGCTCTTGCATCGTGGGGCAGATAATGTAGCCCATATTGATAGCCAAACTCGGCAGCTTTACTTTGAATGAGTCCTGTATAGAAACTGACAGGCTGACCATTGCTTCCATGATATTCAAGGAATCTGACTTCTCCTCTTACCGTCTGCCACCACCACACACTTGTATCATCGCTGTACCCCAAATCCCAACTTGTGAAAACTTTATACATTGGGTCATGCTCAACTTTTGTAATCCTGCCCAAATCGGTAAGCTGGCGCATTTCTTTACCGTAGTAAGCACCAATGATGGCTGATTCAAAGTCGCACTCAAACTCTTGCAAATATTGGTCTTGGGTCATGGATTTGGCAGCGTCATCAAGCTCTGACTTAGCCAACAATCCAGTCTGACTAGCTCTTAGGGTCTTGCAATACCAGTTTGGGTCGTTAGAAGCGGTGTTGTATAGCTCCCAGAAGGCATTATGACCCTTAGGCGTTCCAATGAAAACTGCCCATCCAAGTCTGTCTGCCAGCAAAGGCCGAATAATCTCGCCCCAAATACGAGGTCGCATATCTGCATACTCATCTAACACAATCCCATCGAGGTAAAGGCCTCGTAAAGCATCAGGATTATCAGCGCCAAAGAGACGAATTCTTGCTCCATTTATTAGTTCCACCCATAGTTCAGATTGATTGGCTTTAGCCAATACTGGCTGACTAAACCTTAACAGGTAGTCCCATGCGATATTTTTTGCTTGGCTGTAATATGGTGCAACATAGGCATAGCGACCATCCTCTTTGCCCTCAATTAGTGCTTTATAGATTAAATCATTGATGCAAGAGACCGTTTTACCGCACCTACGATGGGCGACAATCACAGCCCAACGCTGAGTTCTATCGTGGAAATCTAAAAATACGCTTCGAGGTTGGTAGTCTAGTTCTACCTCTTGGACTATTTCTTCCAAGACACCACCAAGCGTTGAGGAGCTTTCTCATCACCCACAACTTCTGTGCGGGCTAGTTTAGGAACAGAGTATTCAACTAAATTCTGAACAATCTCACAAGCCTTAGCTGGATTAGGCTGAACAATCCACTTTCCAGTCTTATCGTCAAAGATGCCTTCTGCGGTGCTTTGAATCCACGATTGAATATAAGGTAGGTTGCTATCAAGAATAGCTTTAACGGCTTCACGAGCCTCCTGAGTGGCTTTATTAGGCACTCCTGGCTTTCTTCCAGCCCTGTTTAAATTCTTTTCTACAGATTTCGACACTTTATTGTCCATACATTCTCAAGTAATTGATTTGTAAGACTTTATTCTACAACAGATTTTAGTAAGGGTCTTTGCCTTCTTTTTTCATCGCAGCAATCATAGCCTTATCAAGCATTTCTCTGCGCTTGGCTCGTTTATTCTCTTTCTCAATAAGAATATTGCCTTTACCTGCTTCCATTTCTGGCGCTGGTTTGTCTTTTTGGCGTTTTGCCTGTTGTTTTTCTAGCGTAGAAGGTGTTTTTTCACGCAACATGGCATCTTCTTTTTTGTATGTATGGGTCATTTTTTTCATGTTGTTACCCTTTCATGTGTTTTTTTGTGGACATTTCTACGGCATCTTTGTGTTGGGCTTCTTTTTTGCCCAATACTTTGCCATAGGCTTCTTCTAGCTTGGCTTTGCGCTTGCCTTTAGCATTATCACGCTCTACATTTAAAGCAATAGCAAGAGCCTGTTTACGATTTTTGCCCGCTTTTTCTTCCGCCTTAATGTTGCGGCCTACCGATGCTGAACTACCAGATTTGTCTAAAGGCATATCAATCCTATCTAAATGCAGGGCCATAAGCCCATGAAACTGCGGTATATCGAGTGCCTAACTCAACAGGCACGACTCGATGACTTAAAAAAGACGGAAAAACAACAATGTCTCCCTTCGATTTTAATACAGATTCTTTGAATTTTCCGTTGATTTCTAAACCGCCACCGATAAATTCATCGTTTAGCAAGATGCTGATGGATAATTTTCTTTGCTCTCCATTTACAGGCTCAAAGCTATCAATATGCCAGTCGTAATGACCTTTTGGTTTGTATTCGGTCATTTGGATGTCCTCTATACGATTAAGTGTATAGTTCCATATACGATTTGCCAGCCCTATGTAAGTTTGTGCAACGCAACCTATTGGGGAATTTTTATCTGCCCAGATGTTTTGGCTGATTCTTGCAATAGGGTCTAGTTCATCACCATTGCGCCTAACTTTGGCTTCTTGGGCGCTATTCCAATCAGTCGTCTTGACAATGTAATCACAAAAGTCGCTAGGCAAAGCCTTTTCAAAGACTTGATAATAAGTGTTTAGCATAAGGATTTAAGAATCTCTACCGCTTCTTCTGGGGAATTTACCCTGTGCAAATGCCCACCTTTCCAATTAGCAAACAACTTGATTTGAAGCGGTGTTAGCTTCTTGTCTGCTCCGTCTTTAACCTCGAAAAGCAAGGTATGACCTTCGTAAAGCACCAAGAGGTCGGGTATTCCTCCTCCAACTGTATGCAAAGAATAAACATCAGCACCAAAGTCTCGTAGCGCTTTTACAACATTCGCTTGATTTTTATCGGTTTTTTTGACAGCAAATGACATATAGATAGGTTAGTATTCAGTAACTTATTGATTATAAGGGGTAAACCTTGAAGATACTGTTAATTGACATTGAAACTTCACCCAATTTAGCCCATGTCTGGGGTATTTGGCAACAGAATGTGGGATTGTCCCAATTATTAGAATCTTCATACACGATGTGTTACTCGGCTAAATGGCTAGGCAATAAAGATGTTTATTTTGATTCAGTTCATCGAAACGATGCCAAAAAGATGTTAGAGGGCGTTCATGCCATGCTATGCGAAGCTGATGCGGTAGTGCATTACAACGGCTCAAAGTTTGATATACCGACTCTGAATAAAGAGTTTTTGGTTCATAAAATGCCACCGCCACCGCCAATCAAACAGATTGACCTGTTGCGGACTGTCAGAAGCCAGTTTAGATTTCCAAGCAACAAGTTAGATTATGTGGCCCAACGCCTTGGATTAGGTAAAAAGAAAGACCATGAAGGTCATATTCTTTGGGTTAAATGTATGAATGGCGATAAAAAAGCCTGGAAAACAATGGAAGAATATAATATTCAGGATGTGATATTGCTTGAAAAGCTATATAACCGCCTCACACCTTGGATTAAAACCCCTTTAAACAAGACAATAATGATGAAAGACAGGGATGGGTTTGTTTGTCCCACTTGTTCCAAGCCTAGTCTGCTTAGCAAAGGATTTCGTTATACTACGACAGGTGCTTACCAGCGTTATCAATGTAAGGCTTGTGGCGCACATTCAACCGATACTCGTACTGTAATACCTCACGCAAAACTCAAGCATTTATCATGAAATTAACGCCATCAATATTAAAAAATTTATACAGCGCATTGATGCTATGTGAACCGCTTAATAAGTGGAATTTGCCGTTGCCTGAAGAAATTAAATTTATTGTGGATTCTGACCCTGAAACTATGGGAACATATCTTTACGATGATGGCGGAGATTATGAACACATCATAACTATTTCTGATGCTCGATGTGGCTGGCTGACAACGGTTATTTCTACATTGTTACATGAGTGCATACACATGAGTCGTAGCGGAACAATTACCGATGCTTGGACTAAACATGATGCTACATTTAGGCGCAGAGCAGCTAAAATATCAGAGCTAGGTTTCGACCC